ATTCGCCATTGTTGTAATTAGGAACTATAATGCTAAACTTAACATCCTTTTTTTGTGGTTTTTCTAACACTTTTTGTAAGTTAAATTTGTCTAAATACTGCACTTTGCTTTTGTGTGTTTGAAATTCACCTATAACTACTTTCTTTGTTGCTGGTATTAATATCTTGTCAGTTTCGCTTATTGATATGTCAAAGCACTCGCTATTGTATTTTAAGTTTCGTATTGTTACATTATATTCTTTTAAATCATTAACGTATTTTTCATCATCAAATATTATTGTTAAATCATAATCTAATAATTCGTCAATATATTCTTTATTGCCTTGATATAAATATGCTATTTTAGTCATAATAACCACGTTCCTCGTAATTTATTTTAATTCCCTCTTTTTCAAAAAAAGGTATTATTTCTCTTGCCCATTTTCCTTTGGTGATTCCAAATGGCTTTTGAAATTTATATCCTACGTCTATAATAAAATCTTCGCTATTTATGTAATATTCGGAATCAAATGCAATATTAAGTCTTTCTATTTCCCACGGTTGACAAGTTATATTCAATACATCTATTAGCTTATCTCTTTGCCACATTCCACACATTAAGCTATTAACTGCTATACCTTTTAAATTCTTCTTTTTAAAGCCTATATAAGAACTTGGTTTATCGTTCATATCAAATGACTTCTCAAAGTTAAAAAACGCTATATTGCCTTTTAAATTGTCTTCTACATACTTAATACGTTCTGTGTCTACAGGTTGCCTTATAAAGTTATCGTCAGTCATAAATAATATTTTATCGTCTTTGATTTCTTTTAATGCTTCTCGTATTTTTTTTGTCCATAAATTAAATGAATAGTTTTTGCATATTGTTTTATAATATGGATTCTTTATTGTTTCTGTTATATAGATAATTTCAGGATGGCTTGGATAATATTTTTCCATACATTTATAAAACGGTTCAAACAAATCTTCATTTTTATCGCAACTAGCTACTAATATTATCATATTTTCTCCAACTATCTAATAAGTCTTGTAATTCTTCTTTTGTTAATCTATCAGCATTATCACTTGTCAAAGGCTTAGTATAATATTTTTCGTTGTCTATATCTTTATTTACTCTAAAATATTTTTTGTCTATTAACTCACTATGATTTAATTCATTTATTGTAAGTAATGCTTCGTCAGTTTTTTCTTCGCACCTATTACCCATTATTTCTTGTTTATCGCTAAATAAATCAGCTATTTCTTGTATTGTGCAAGATTTATTATTATATACCCATAAATCGCCATGTTTTCCGTTTTTTAAAGCATATAGCACCAAGTCTATAGCATCTTCTATCTTCATAAAAAAACGTGTCATATCAGGATTTGTTACTGTTAAAGGCTTGTTTTCTTTTGATAGCTTATCAAATACCCATGCAACACTTCCATTCGATCCAAAAATATTTCCATAACGTGTTCTTATTATCTCCGTGTTTTTATTATCTACACTCTGACAATATAATTCTACAAATAACTTACTAGCTCCGTAAATAGTTGACGGATTTGTTGCTTTATCTGTAGACAAAAATATTAACTTTTTAACTTTTCGTTCTATGCTAGCATTTATTACATTAATGCAACCGTCTATGTTAGTTTTGCAACATTCATAAGGATTACTTTCGCATTTATCTATATGTTTCATAGCACTTGCTAACATTACATAGCTAACACCTTCTAAAGCATTATATACTGCATTATAATCTCTTATATCGCCTATTATGTATTTTACTCTGTCACTATTAAATTTTTGTTTGTGTTCAAACTGTAATTTCTCATTTCTTGAAAATATTATTATGTTTGCAGTGGTATTGTTTAATAATTTTTTAGTCATTGCTGTTCCAAATGTTCCACTGCCTCCGAATATACAAATTGTCATTTAATCACCACTTAAAAAATATCATAAAATAACACATATACAAAATTGCACAAAAAAAAGAGGGTCTATCCCTCTATTTTCCAAGCACATCGCATAACTCTATTACTTGGGTTAAACGTGTCTACAATAAAGCCGTCAATTATAGCTGTTATGTGACCATTCATAGTTACAGCATATTTTCCATACGGATGCTCTCTTGCGAACTCTCCAACTGTTTTTGAGTAATGACATTCTCGAGGGTATCTATCATCTAAATAATCCTCTACAAATTCCACTCTATCAAACATAAGCCCATCGTTTCCAGCTAGTTCTGTCAACTCATCGTAAACATCTCGCCAACTTCTATTTGTTAATACGGACAAAGCCCTTATAACGCAGTCTGATATATCTCTTTCATAAGGGTTGGCATTGTAATATTTAAACATATTATCTCATACTTCTTTGTAATGCTTCGTTTAACATTTGATGATTTTGTGGCGTTTCTGCTTCTTCATGTAAATATTTTATGAAATCTTCTAGTGATTTTACCATATATTCAAATGATTTATCAGTTTCTTGACTTGCTCCGTATCTTTCTCGGCTTTCCATATAGCGACCATATTCTTCGCCCATTCTGTCCATGTAGTCATCGCCACGATATTTCATATCACGTCCTCTGCGTCCATAACTACCTCTTCCGTAGTTTCCGTAATTGCCTTCGCTATATTCTCCATAATAACGTCCGTAGCTGTCATATCCAGGTCTACGTCCTCCATAATTTCCATACATATTCTCATCCTCCTTTATCATGTGTTTTATTTTAGATAATTTGTATAAATAATCTAAGTTATTTGTATTTATATCTTCATCCAAAATACTTTTTATTTTTTCATTAACTTTTTCTTTTAATTTATCTTCCATTTTTACCTCCTTCCTTAAGAAGTTCTAAAATTTGATTATTTTGTTGTATTATTTTTTCTAAATATTCTTTATCTTGCCTTTGTAATTCTTGCATTAAATCACGATTATTGTAATCTTGTAATAGTAAAATAACACTATACAATTGCAAGATTAAAGAAGTCATATCTAAATTGTTCTTCATTATATTCTTGATATGCTAAATGTAGCATTAGTAATAATTGGAGCAACTGTAGTTATTGGTGTTGTAGCGTCAGTTGGTGTTGGTACTGTATCAACACTTCTTAAACTCAAATTTGTAGTTCCACGAGGGCAAACTCTTAATTTTTTATCAAAAGAAATAGTTTCGTAATCGTCTGCAGCTGCAAGCGTTACGGCTCTTACAGTATCAGGAATTAGTACGCCATCTTGAAATAATCCAACGGCAACCACACCAGCTGTAGCAGAACTTATAGAGGCACTAAATTCTACATCATAATAACCTGTAAATCCATTTCCAAATATTTTAAAATTAGGATTTCCGTTTTGATAATCTAACCAGCCACAGCAAGAAGCACACCTTGTTCTAACATCTGTTTCATCAAATACTATAGGGCTAGTATTACTTGGCAATATTAATGGTTCATTTATAATTGTTTCTATCATATTATCTCCTTTCATAAATAAAAGGATAGGGAGAACCTATCCTTTGTTTTTAATTCAATTTAGCAAATTGACATTAATTTTTTGCAAGTTCTCGTTATCGAGTTAGTAGTATTCTACTCTATGCTTAAATAAATTGGCTTGTAGTGTTCATTCCACAACCACATCCGTTGTTAGCTGGGCAATTAAAAATCGCTGTTCTGCCGTAGACAGGGGTTGACGGAATAGGGCAAGAATTTAACAAATTAAATAATGTGTTAGCTGAATTTTCTTGACCTGCTCTAATTTGTGCTGTTTGTTCAATTTGGCTAGCTTTTAAATCAGCCATTTGTAATTGACGTTGTAAATCTGCTATTTTTTCATTCTTAGCATCAATTTTGTCATTACATAATTGGTCTAGGATACGTTGAGTATTAGCTGTTTGATTAATCAATACATCTTTTAAACCATCAGCAAGAGCAGCTCTATCAGCACAATTTTCACTTAAAATAGTTGCGTTTAGTCTTTCAATTCCTAAACGATTTTCGCAGCAACAGTCATCAAGCCTACTTCCTACATTATTAAATCCTTGTAGTGTAGATATTTGGCTATTAAATGCTTGATTCATGTTAGCAATTTGGCGAGCATTTTCTGATACTTCAGCATTTGCAAAGCCTGAATTTACTGCTTGAACTATGCTAGCTGTTGAATTGCAAGCTTGGTTAGAAAGCCCATAAATGCCATCTCTAACACCTTCAATTTGGTTGCTTAGATGTAAGGTATCAAATCCGTTGTTAGTGTTTTGCATGATTTCTTTTTGACCATTGCTTAGCCAAGCATAGCCATCATCAAATCCACGTCCACCGAAGAATCCACCGTTACCATTTCCACCCCAACCTCCGTTACCGAAGATTAAAGCAAATAGTAAAAATGCCCAGATTCCTTCGCCTCCTAAAAAGCCACCATTTCCACCAAATCCGTTATTTGCATAAACAGGATATGGATAAGCAAATCCGTTGCCATTTGTAGTTGCGAGTTCCACAGTTGGAGTTATTCCGTTTGAGTTCATTTTCTATCTCCTTTCTTTTTTATTAAGTCACTAGAAAACTTTATGAAAAGTACCATTTCTAGTATAATACTCTTCATAAAGGCTTCTAACGAAAGCCTTGTGTCATCATATCCCATTGTTGCCTTTGTTGTGGGTTAAAGCCATTTATAGTCTCATTTAACAAGTCATTTGGATTATTATTTTTCTTCGCTTCCTGATACTTTTGAAATGCTTGAGGATTTACTCTTTTTAGTTGTTGTTCCAACTGGCTCGTCATTTGTTGTGGTATCTGTTGCATTTTGTTCTGTAGAAGCATCATAAACATTTGGTTCATTCTTTATCATTCCTTTCAATTCTTCAATTTGTGACTGTAAGTATTGTATTTGCATATCTTTTTCATCAAGTGGCACTATTTCTTTTAATTCGTATGTTTTAATATCTCCTTTTAGTGTCTTTATCCATAATACTGACATATCCTTGCTAAAATAAGGCGTATCTACATATATTGTTTCTCGGCTTACTTCATCAAGTGAGTTAGCATATTTCATTCCTGCATTGCTAGGAGCTAATTGAAATGTTTGATTAATTGCAGGCTGATGATTATTCTTTATTTGTTCTTTCATTTGTTGCAATTGTGCTATTTGGTTGTCTATTCTGTCGTTAAGATTTTGTTGTCCGTATGCTTGAAAATTTGCTTGATAATAAGGGTTGTTATACATTATTCATCACTTCCGTATTTATAATATTTTTTATAAGCATCTAAATAATTTATATGGTTGTAATTTTCAAATGAATTAGCAGACATTAAACCTAATAATAAAGGTATCCATACATCACTCATAAAATTACCTAGAGCCAAATCCACCATCCATAAGTAGGTTTATAACTTCTTTCTTTTTTATTTCGTCAAGTTCTTTATTTTCCTCTAATTTTAAATCAGCTAGTTTTTCTTTTAAAATAGCTACGTCAGTTGGTAGTAATTCTTCCTTGTTTAATATTCTTTCAATGTTTTCTTCAAGTTTCTTTTCGATTTTTTCTTTCATATTTCCTCCAAAAATAAAAGAGAGAATGTAATCCGTGTATTAAACGCTAATTTTTCTCTCTCCTTTCAATTACATTATTACAAAAAAAAAGAACTTTAATTCGTAAAGTTCTAGGGCAATTATCATAAAATTTTTTTAATTTTTTTCTTTAATTTTGCTATCATTTTATCAAGTGTATCTGTGCTTACTCCTAATTCATCGGCCATCTTTGGACGTAAGTAGTCTTTTATTTCCATTTCTAACAACTTTTTGTATTCTTCATTAAGCATACATTCTTCGCATATATATTCAAATTCTGTCTTTGTGAAATTAAAACATTTCATAAAAATCTGCCACACGAATTACATCTTCGTTTGTTTCCTACTTTTGTTGTTTTTGATTTGCGATATCTAGTTTTGGTTTTGACTGTCTGTTTCACTTTCCCCATAGTTTATATCTCCTTTGTTTACAACTCCACCATTAATTGTTTCAACGTCTGATATTTCTTGAGTAGTTGTTTCTTCTAATGTTCCAGTATCATTTAAAACATAAACCAAATATCCTATTGTTAGAAACCACATAGATAATACTATTATTAAAATTATAAATAGCCTTTTGCTTTCTGTTTTATAATCTTTTAAAATCTCAAGAGCATAACTGTTTTGTTGTATTCTTTTGTCATTATGGCTTATATTATTTCCATTCTTTTTTATTTCTTCCAAGTGACTATCTAATCTTTTTGTATTTTCTTCTACCTTTTTTATTAATTCTTCTAAGTCCATTATTTCTCCTTATCATGAATTATGCCTGTTCTTGTTATTTCCCATTGTTTCATTTTTTCCATTAAATCGTCAATATAATCATTTCCATCAAGTTGTTTATATGCTTTAAATTCATTTTTAGCATTTTTATACATATAATCAGGCATTTTTTTTGTTGGCTCATAAAAGAAAAACGCATTGCTTATATTACTTTGTAATAATGTCTTTAATCCTTCTTTTAAACTATCATTTTTCTTTTTGTAATTAGCCACCTTTGCTATTAAAAAGCCTAATAAAGCAGGTATCACATAACCTATTATCGCTTTTACAATTTGCTCAACCATAATTTACCTCTTCTTTCGCTTTTAATATAGCACAAAATTAAAATTATATGAAATTGCTACTTTGTTGGTTTTCCTATTAAATTTCTAGTTCTTTCCCATCTAGTAGGCAAACCACTTACTTTTGAAAAATCATCATATTTTATTGTTAAATCTTTGTCTCTTTTTTTTATTTGCTCTAGTTTCTTTTTAATTTTATCTGTTTTATATATTCTTGATATTTCGTCCTCACTTTTAATGTTTTCTAACGCTGATTTATATATAAGCTCTTCTTCATAACATTTTCGCATTTCTAGTTCCATTTTACGTTGCATTTGAGTACCTTGATATAAAGTATAATGTTTTCCTTCATATTCAAAGCCTTTTGTATTACGCATGTTTATTTCGTTTAGCTCTGCCTGTGTGTATCTTGGCTCGTCAATTCCTAAAACTATAGAAAATATTGAGTGATAACAATTCATTGTACCGATAGGACGAAATGATCCATATTTGTTATGTATATCTATTTCAAAGCCTCTGTAATCTTTTGCTATTCCTTCATTTTGCAGTCTTTCAAATTCTTCCATACTAAATATACGCCCTTGAACTAAATAATGGTCAGGAGCTGGAAATTCATGAACACCTATTTCTACTCCATCAGCCCCAAATTGTTCTCCAATTATTTTTTGTTGTGCCATTTGTAGTTCATTTAGTCCATCTTGTAAATTCATCATTAATGCACTATCTATTCTTCTATGATAACCACTTTCGTATTCTATGCTTTGGATTCCATGTTGTCCTATTACGCTTAATTGCCTTTTTAATGCCTCATAATACGTTTCTTTTCCCATTGATATGTTATATATAGCG